CTTGTTTTGAAACGGACACCAAATGACACAGACACCAACCCCAGCCGCCACAGGCGAGCTTGTGAATTTCAATACTCTCCGCAAGGTCAGCGTCAACGACCACATTGAAAAGAAGAATGGCCTGAGCTACCTGAGCTGGGCATACGCAGTTGATGAACTGCTTCAACGCGACCCGTCAGCCACTTGGGAATACCGCTTTGGCATTGATGCCGACACCAAACTGGAAGTCCCCTTCGTGGACATTGGCGGCACAGCAATGGTGTTCTGCACGGTCAACGCATTCGGCGTGTCACGCACCGCCCAGTTACCAGTGATTGACCACCGCAACAAACCCATCACCAACCCTGACGCATTCCAAATCAACACCTCCATGCAGCGTTGCTTGGCCAAGGCAATCGCCCTGCACGGTCTGGGTCTCTACATTTACGCCGGCGAAGATTTGCCAGAGGACGGAGAACCCAAGCCAGAGCCTAAGCCAAAACCAGAACCCAAGGTGTCTGCTGCCGTGCTTACCAAGGCTAAGGAAGACTTGGCCAACTGCGAATCTGTTGAGGCACTCCGCGCCGTGTATAGCGGGTTCAACGATGCGCTCAAGGCAGCGACCAAAGAATACTCACAAGCGCTGGCCAAAGGTCTGGAGTGAGTACCCCCGACAACCACAACCCTCACCAGAAAACTGCTGAGTGGTTCAAGGCTCGCGAAGGTCGGCTGACTGCATCCTCTTTTGGACAGGCTGCTGGCCTTGGCCCCGGCTCTCGCCAACAGTTGTGGCGCAGACAGATGGGCATGGAAATTTTTGAAGGCAATCCAGCAACACAGTGGGGCGAAGAACATGAAGGCAATGCGGTGGCTGCGTACCAAAAAGCGGAATCTGTTGTTGTGGATTTGGTTGGCTTCGTTCAACACCCGACGATGGATTGGCTCGGTTGCTCGCCAGACTTCTTGGTGGGTGAAAACGGAATGGGAGAAATCAAATGCCCGTTCTCACAAGTCATCTATCCAGAAATACCCATCTACTACATGGCTCAGATGCAAGGCGCTATGCAAATCACTGGACGAGATTTCTGTGAGTTCGTTGTTTGGACACCGGAAAAAATGAGCATCAGACGTGTGGCTCGCTCCCATGAGTATTGGGATTGGCTGCACCTGAGACTGGCCGACTTTTGGACGTGGGTGGTTGCCCAAGTCGAGCCGCCAAGAGAGAAGAAGCAACCGCCCCCTTCGACAGATGGCCTGATTCTGTCGGAGCGAATCATTAACTTAACAGAGGAATAGGCATGGCATACGACAACAACAACACGGGGATGCTCGCAAAGAATGAGCGGATGCGTGAGGGTAAGAAAGACCCTGAGTACACAGGCTTTGTGACCGTTGATGGTCAGGAGTATTGGCTCAAGGCTTGGGTTCGTGAAGGCAAGGAAGGCTCACGCATGGAAGGGAAGAAATTCTTCTCGCTCGCGCTTGACCACAAAGAGCCAGCACCCGCCCCAGCTCCACGCGAACGACAAGCCCGACCAGCACGTCAACCTGCGCCACAACCGCAGTACGACGACATGGACGACGACATCCCGTTCTAAGCAATGAAGCACATCCTCCTTCTTCTCATCATTGGGATAGGCGGTTACTTCGTCTGGCAGTACATGGGCAACGCCGCTCGCGTTACTGCCAGTCTGTTCATCCGACAGCATCTGTGGAAGGTGCTGTTCATCATCAACATGGTGCTTGCGTTCTTCGCACTCCAAGCCATCTTCGGCTCAACCAAATTTTTTTGACACCAACCACCATGAAAAAAGTTCTTATTGCTCTCGCTGCTGTTTGGCTGACAGCATGTTCACAGATTGACACTGGCAACATCGGCGTTGAATCAACGCTTGGCCAAGTCAAACACGAGACTATGGCTCCCGGCGTTTACTTCACCATGTTCAAGCGCGTGACAGAAGTGTCCGCAAAAGAATTGCTCTTGCAGTTCGATGACATGAAACCACAGACCAGCGACAAGATTACCTTGGCCGACTTGGATGTGGACGTTTATGTCCAGATTGACCCCAGCAAAGCCGCAGACATTATGACGCGCTGGCCGGGTGACATCACTCACGAGAAGGGTGAAGACGGCGCTCGCATTGGCATGAACTACGTCAAGCGCCAAGCCCGTGAAAACATCTACAACGCAATCACCAAGTACGACTCTGCAACAGTTCACACAGAGCGCACAGCAATCGCTGCAAAGATTGTTGAGCAGTTGCAGAAAGACTTGGATGAATCCGCTGGCAAGGGTTGGTTCTTTGTTCGCTCTGCCAACGTCCGCAACTTGGTGACAGACCCAGCATTGGAAGCAGCCATCAAGCAAGCAGCCAATCGCCAGTTCCAAATCAACGCCAAGCAAAAGGAAGTTGAGTTGGCCAAGGCAGAAGCTGACCGTCAGCGTGTAGAGGCTCAAGGTGTTGCAGATGCAATCCGCATCAAAGCAGCAGCCGTGTCAGCACAAGGCGGCCAACAGTACGTTGACCTCAAGGCTATCGAGAAGTGGGACGGCAAGCTGCCAGCAACCATGTCCGGTAACGCAACTCCATTCATTCACGTCAAGTAATCATGGACACCGAACAACTTCGGATGATTATGGACACCATTAAGTCGGTTGCCGGTACTGCCGGAACCGCAGGTGTCGTGTGGATTTGCGTTCACTACCTAGTGCAACTCATCACTGTTGTTGCAGCACCAATCTGTTGGGCTGTCAGCGTCATCATGGTTGCACGATACGCATCGGTTCTTATCGGCGGCAAGCAACAAGTTGCCAGCGCTGATGAGGTCGAGAAAACCAAACAGAAACAGATTGAGTTAGAGAGAACAAAGGTTGATTTGGAAAAATCAAAAGCTGACGCGCAAAAACATGGAGCCATCAAACAGCTCTGCAAGATTGCACAAGCAGCCGGTCTCTCACACAGCGAGTACAGCGGCATCTACAACGATGCCGACCTAGCAAAACTAATCGAGAAGGTGAAAGCATGACAACGGCACAAACTGAAATGTTTAGCAGCAGCGAATTTGGAACACACCCAATCAAGCTGGCGCGACATGACAGTCCAGATACCAGTCGTGTTGCAGCCAAGTCTGTTGACACATCGCGGCTTGAGCAGCTTGTGCTCGAAACAATCAAAGGTTTCGGTGAGCACGGTTGCATTAGCGACGATGTATTAAGCGCCTATTCACATCTCCCCTACTCCAGCGTGACTGCGCGATACCGCGCTCTGTTGGATAAGGGATTGATTGAAGACACAGGGCAACGACGCCCCGGCAAATCAGGAAAACCACAGCGCGTCATGCGCTACGTTTAATAGGAATTGAAATGAACTTACACACACCAGAGCGAGGCGCAAAAGAAACTGTCAAGCAGTACAAAGAGCGCCGCGCAAAAAGCAAGTACGCAGGGAAGCTCGCGCAAAAGTGCTGGGACTTCTTGTGGGACTCTGGACGCAAAGGCACATACATCAAAGCAGAACACGGAAAGATTGGGAGCCGCGCATGACAACAGTAAATCGAATCACATCTGACGGCATTGCAGCTCGCATTGCCAGCGTGAACTACACGCGCATCGAAGACACCACTCTGACGATTTGCACCATCAAGATGGTCAACGGCTTTGTTGTCACCGGCGAATCTGCTTGCGCTGACTGGCTGAACTTTGATGAACAGATTGGCAAAGACCTGTCCTATGCCAACGCATTCCAAAAACTGTGGGCGCTTGAGGGCTACTTGCTCAAAGAGCGCATGTATCAGGGAGTATCAGTATGAAGCAATACATCGGCGTAAAGGTCATCAATGCCAAGCCAATGACACGGCTTGAGTACAACTGCTTCCGTGGCTGGGATGTACCAGCAGACGAGAACCCAGATGATGAAGGCTTCTTGGTTGAATACACAGACGGCGGCAAGGCAAACACCAAAGAGTTTGAGGGCTATGTGTCTTGGTCTCCGAAGGAAGTGTTTGAGAAAGCCTACTTCCAAACCAGCGGCATGACATTCGGTTTGGCGATTGAAGCCATGAAGATGGGTTCAAAAGTTTCTCGTGCCGGATGGAACGGTAAAGGCATGTATCTGAGCTACGTCAGCAAGAGCGTTCTTCCACCGAGCTATCTGCCTTACATCGAAATGAAGACGGTGGATGACAAGCGAGTGCCGTGGCTTGCAAGCCAAACAGATTTACTTTCAGAAGATTGGAGTGTTGTGAATGACTAATTTTGAACGAACAAAGAACTGGTTGATTGCCTGTGGCAAAGACCAGACCAAAGAGAACCTGTCTGTTCAGGTTGGATGCCACCTCGAAGAGTTCATGGAGTTCATGGACACACTCGGCATTGCATCAAACCAAGATGGTCAGGTCTACCCCACCCCCATCCAGTTGCAAGCTGCGATGGAGACGATGAATCTGTTGGCAACCAGCCTCAAGGATGGCGTGTTGCGCGTTGAAGTAATGGAAGAGTTCCGTGAAGAATGTTTGGATGCGCTTTGTGATTTGGAAGTCACTGGCAATGGTGTCGCCTACCTCGCTGGCTTTGCAAAGGATAGCGCTGACTTGGAAGTGCTCTCTGCCAATGAACGCAAGCTCGTTGACGGCAAACCTGTTCTGAAACCAAACGGCAAGATTGGCAAACCAGAAGGCTGGGTTGCTCCTGACTTGAAGCCATTCGTATGAGCGAACCTAAACCAGACACCATGCTCTTGATGGGCAACATCCACACCAGCGGCGAGTGCATCACGATGCGAGCAAAGCTGGACAACCTTGAGGATGTTCTCGGCGTGTTCGAGCGATTCTTGCAAGCAACCGGATTCGTGCTCGATGGCTCGCTGGTCATCATGGAAAACGAATTGATTGGTGTTGATACACCACCACACACAACTGTTAATTAACTAAGGAAATCAAAATGAAACAACAACGTATCTACCTCGTCGGCCACGGTCAAGAAATGCGCCTCGTTCGTGCAGCACACCGCGCCCAAGCTGTTGGCCATGTGGCTCGCTCACTCATCAACGTCAAGGTCGCAAGCCAAGATGAATTGGTGACTGCATTGGGTCAAGGCATCAAGATTGAAACAGCAACAGAGCAAGAGAGTGGCGAGCTGCCATTTGAGTCTGGCGCTACATCTGCCGCAGCTTAATGCCAGTTGATAGAACCAGAGACGAAACAGACACCAACGTGTCTGTTCGCCAACTCGTAGTCATCGTCTTGAACATCATCATGTTTGGCGCGAGTTGCGTAATGATGGGCTACACGTTAGCCATGTTTTTCTAAGGAGCGCTATGCGCGAAGTTATCTTAATGAAAGAGGTTGCCAAGATGCTTGGCATCACACCGGAAACAGCTCGACGCTGGGCAGTCAGCGGGAAGATTCCCGTTTTCCGCTACGGAGGCAAGAGCCACTGGCGTGCCTTCCGAGACGAAATTGACAAGTTTTTATTGGCACAGCAAAATGCAAGTTCGACTGGGCAGGTCGGTAGCGCTCAATAGTGAATCAAGAAAGGAACACACTATGGCGCTATATCGAAGAGGTAAATCGAAAATCTGGTACATAAAACTTACCAGACCCGATGGTTCTCCGCACCGAGCTTCAACCGGTACAGAGAACAAGCAGTTGGCAACAGAGCTTCACGACAAACTGAAAGCCGAGATGTGGGAAGAGCATAGGCTGGGTGTAAAACCCGATGTGCCTTTCACAGAGTGTGTGCAGATGTTCCTTGAGGACAAAGGCACATGTCGCAAAGGCTCAACGATTGACGGGTACACCCTGTTGCTAGATTGGTGGAGCGAGCAGTTCGTGGGTAAAAATGTTCGACAGATTACCCAAGACCTGATTGTGAAGACAATCAAAAAGAAAGAGCGTGAAGCATCAGGCTCAACTTGCAACCGCTACCTTGCGGCACTGCGAGCTGTTCTGAGACTAGCGCACTTGAAGTATCAGTTGACCGAAAGACTACCCAAGTTTTTCATGTATGACGAGCCGAAGGAGCGAGTACGTTTCCTCAAGCCCGATGAAGTCAGTAGATTGTTGGCCGCATTGCCACCCCACATGAGTGACATGGCAGCCTTCTCTCTGGCAACCGGACTTCGGCAAGCCAACGTGTTGAGCTTGAAATGGCATGAAGTTGACCTCGTGAACAGAGTTGCCGTCATTGACGGGTTGAAGATGAAGAGCGGACAGACCTTTGGTTTGCCACTGCCGCAAGCAGCAATCGACATCATCACTCGACAGATTGGCAAGCATCACGAATCAGTGTTCACCTTCCGTGGGAAACCTGTGAAGAGTGTGAGCAACGAGACGTGGAAGGCTTGCTTGGCCAAAGCTGGAATCGAGGACTTTCGGTGGCACGACATGCGGCACACATGGGCATCGACCCTCGTTCAGAACGGGGTTCCTGACAGTGCGTTGCAGGTGCTTGGGGCTTGGGAGACTCCCAGCATGGTGAAGAAATATGCTCACCATGCAACCGAGTCAGTCAGGTCTCACGCTGAGGTGGTGGATGCAGCACTTGGAAAAGCGCTGGCCCACATTGAGTCTGTCCCACAGCGGGAGAAACTCAGGTTGGTCGGCTGATGTTTGGCGGAAGAGGTGAGATTCGAACTCACGGTTCCTTGCGGAACGCTGGTTTTCAAGACCAGTGCAATCGACCACTCTGCCACTCTTCCAAACATGCTCAACACTACCAGTAAAACGCCGGTGATTGTAGGACTTTGTAGGGGAAAAACACAGTTTGGTACACACCCCCCAGCAAACCCTTATCCCATCAGCGTTTGGAACCAGTTTTCAAGTCTCAACTAAAACTGGTGGATGTTTTGAAAAAAACCCTGTTAATTCAGGACGTTGCGCTACCGACCTGCCCCGTCACCCCTCAAAAAAAAGCACACTAAAACGCACTAAAACGTACATATCCCTGCATACGTTTGGACACACATTTGGACACACCTAGAAGCACATGGCCAAGAACAAGAAACCCGCAAAGAAGTACCGCCCTCGGTATGCCAAAGACACCCTGCCAGTCACCTATCGGTTCTGCAAAGAGAATGAGACTGACTTGCAACTGATACCCCACACCAGCCTGTCCAAGTTCAAGGAAGGCATGGCCGACTCACGGGACTGGCACACACTAGCATCCCGCCTGAATCTTGGCAATACGCTCGCCTACACCCATTACGAGGGGGATGTGAAAGCCATGATGGATAAGGCCGCCCTAGCCCTTCGTGCGGTCTTCCAGCGGCATGAGCGCCTTGGGACTTGGGGCTGCACCGGTGAGGAGTTCAACGCTATGGGTGACGGCCTGAACCTGACAGACCAGATGCAGAAGGACTGCACCCGCCGCGAGCTGCAAAACGCTATGGCTCACGTCATAGAGAACGCAGCCATCAACCGAGGGAATGTGCCTCCCAAGGTGATGGCCGTCAGTCTGGGTCTCTAGTTCATCCGCGAGCGTCGGATGCGAATCTCTTCTGCTCGCTTGGCAATGTCAGATTTCAGGGCGTTCAGGCGGTCAATCTCAACCCGCTTGGCCTCCCCATCCATCTGTTCATTGTCCTGAACCATCTTGATTCGCTTGCCCACTTTTGACAGGTTATCTGCCGTCTGTGTGTAGAGCTTGTTCAAGGTGATGAGGTCACGCTTCTCTGTCATCAACTCAGCAGCCTTGGCTGTTTCGCCTGAGTTCAGGTACATCCGATAGTCAGAAGCCGCTGTCGCAATCTCTTTTGCATTCTCGTAGAACGAGGTGATGTACTTTGACTGTGACTGTGGCATGGACTTCACGAAGTTGCCCACCACAAAGATGTCGTCGATGCGCTTGTCAGGAGTCTCACCGGGCTTGAGCGGGTTCAACAGGAAGTCGCCAGACGCTTGCATCGCAGTGCCGACCCAACCCAAGTAGCCGCGCACCATGTAATCCATCTGGATTGGTGAGAGCTGCAAGTTCTCTGGGTTCGCACCAGTGACAGCAGACGCTGCCTCAGCAAACATCTGGTTAATCTTGGCCAAGCCAACAGCCACGTTCGACGTGCCAGCGTTGACGCGGTTCGCCTTCGACAGACGCTCCATACCCATCGACTCGATTGGTCGGTCAGTGAATCCATCCTTATTGCGAGACAGGTCGTAGATTGGACGAACCATCTGTGGCACAGGGTTGATTGCAAAGTTGTCATGCAACAGAGCCAACATGCGTTGACCGAAGACTTTGCCCTCTACGTTGGAGTCAACCAACTGTTCTGTTGCGCGGCCAATGGCTGTGCCGATTGCACCGAGTTCAAATGGCTTCGGCACACGGACAGCAACGTCACCAACCTTGAGCCAGTAGAACGCATCCTTGTCCCACTCCTCACGCTTCTTCCAGTCGTCGTCATCCTTCTGTGCCAAGTACAGCGCCAACTCAACAGCAGTGATTGCGCCGAGCACAACACCAAACTTGGCAGCCTTCTGACGCTCTGAATCTGTTGGGTTGCCAAACATGACTGAGCGCATTGGGTCGATACCGTCGCGGCCAATCTTGTAGAGACCTTGCAGACGGGCGTTGAAGTACGGCAACACTTGGCTGGCGTAGCGCATAGCTTCCCAGCCGCCTTGCAATGAGAAGTCTTGCAGGTCGCGAGCAGCGTAAGCAGCTTCGAGGTGAGTCGCACCGTTGGAGCGCATCTTGTTGTAGAGCGCAATGCGGTTTGCGTTTTCCATCGCGTCGCTGATTTCGTCGTACTTGTCTTGGTACTTACCGAACCATGCCTTCGCCTTCTCAGTTGTTGTGAGAACGTCTTCTTTCTTCACGCCAGACTTGAGCAAGCGCTTCACGTTCGCAGCTTGGTCGCCGTCGAATGCGTTGCCCATTGCAAACAGACCGCCACCAACCAGCGCAGATGCACGGTCATCTTTGTAGGCGCGATAGCCTTCAAGTGCGTTGGCCAAAGGATTCTTACCGTTGTCCGACAGAGCGAGCGATTGCACTGAGTCGCGAATCAAGTTGTTAATCTTGAATGTGGGAGACAAAGAGATGAAGCGAGTCAGCGTTGTCTTGAAGTTGCGCGCAACATCGAGCAGCACGTTGCTGCCACCCATCGTTGCAACAGAATCAAGAGATGCAAGCAGGAACTCATCGTTGATTTCGTAGTGAACTGGCTTACCGCTCTCCATCACCTTGACTGTGTGCTTGAGCGGAATCATTTCACCGTTCGGTGCTTTGCCAAACTCAGAGTCAACAGCCTTCAACTTGGTGACGATGCCACCCATCTGCGATGCAGAGTCCAAAGTTGCGACAGCAGCCTTGTTCTTCATCGACGCAGACAGGATGTGCGACCAGTTCATCAACACGTTTTCCATCAAGTCGTTCACGCCGCGAGAGCTGCCCTTGAGAGACTTGGACAGATACTGGCTGACGTGACCAGATGTAGTCTGTGCAGCAGACAGCGTGCGGTCATCATCCATCTGACGATAGAACGGGATATACCAGATGTCAGCGGCGAACTTCTTGTATGCCTCTGCGTCAATCAAGCCGGTTTGCTTTGCCACATCCAGAACAGAACGGTTCAACTCGTTCATGCCTTGCAGTGTCTTGACGTAGGTGGACACGCGAGACTTGCCATCCTTCATCGTGCCGAGGTTCAAGCGCTTGAGGTTTGCAATCTCGTCATCAGTGAAGAATCGTTCGCGGTCTTGCTTCTTGAGTTCACCAGCACGGTTGGCGGCAATCCACAACAGGAAGCGGTCAACCTCTGGGCCGACATCAGACAACACATCGAGCAAGCCCTTTGTGTCTTTCTTGATGTTGAGTGCGCCGTCATCATCAAACACTTGGCCGTAGTGCAACAGACCAGACACAGCGCCATCCTGCAAACTGTTCGACAGTCGCAGTTGCATGTATGCCTTGAGGTCGATGTCTTTGACCGAGTGGAATTTGTCGAACGTGCCTTGCACAACACGACGCCACATGTTTGGCTTGAGCGCTTCGAGACGCTCACGGATTGATGGTGGGCTGACGTGACCTTTGGCAATCGCCATTGCACGAACGTGTGCAGGAAGGTCAGCGAACTGGTCTTCATACTCACGGGCGCGGAACATCGGCAAGCCATCTTCTGCAACCTGCTTCTGCAATTTCTCAGGCACAACAAAGCCAAGTTGTTGGCCAGTGCCTTCAACCGTCATCACCTCAACTTTGCCATCAAAGTTCTTGAGCACATCTTTTGCAACAGATGGAACCACGCTGTTGTAGTAATGGCGAACACCATCACCACCAGCATCGAGGTCGAGACCTTTGTAATCTTTGGTCTGCTCAGTCTGTGCAGCAATGTTGTCGGCCATGTCTTTGCCGATGTAGCCAGCAAGCGCCTCTTGATTCAGGCCAGTTTTCAACTTGCGAATGTTTCCGCCTCCGGGTGGGGCGTAGCCAAGGTCAATCGTGCCGTCATCATTCTTGTTGACGCGCAGAGTTTCAATTTGCTTGGACAGTTTGTAGCGCTCAACTTGTTGGTCGCCATGTGTCCATGCAATCTTGGAGATGCCTTGCTCTTGGGCGTAGGCAATCGCACGCTTCAACAGTAGCGCAGTCCATGCCTTTGTGTCTTTCACGAATGGCGCATCAGGAACCTTGCCCTCTTCGTCGCCAAAACCAATGTCGCGACCATCTTGACCGCGCTGACTTTGAATCTCTTCCAAGAACAGAACAGGCTCACCCTTGCTGTCACTACGAACAAGCATACGTAACCATCCAATTGCCTTGCCTTCTGAGATGTCACCAAAGTGAGTCTTGTCGCCCTGCTTATATGGGGCAATGTTTGGGTTTGTGAGGATGAGTTCAACGTAGTCGTCGCCACCCTCTTCGGTGTACTTGCGATGACGAGCCAAACCAAGACGGTCTGCCTTCCATCCGTACTCGTGAGTTACAACATCAAGCATGTCATCACGGCTCATGGTCGATGAGTCTTCACCAAGCTGGTCAACCAACTCAGCAAGCTCTTCATCAGACATGCCAGACTTCAAGAACACATCGTTCAAGTGCAGCTTGTTGCCACCAATGAAGTTGAGCACTTCCTCTTTGGTGACTTTGCCTTGTTGCAAGTCGAGCCACTCATTGATACCAGTCCACTCAATCTCTTCCTTGCGGATGCCAAGGCTCGGAGCCTTGCTTGCAAGCCAAGACTTCCACTGGTCGGCTGGCATGTTCTCTTGCTTTGATGTGCGGAATCCGCGCTCCAGTGCAGAGTAAAAAGTTGGCACGCCAGCGCGCGCGGCCATTGCATCTTTAACAGATTTGGCAGCAGCCTCTGTTCCGCCGACACCCTTCTCACCTTTGCCTTCGATGACATAGGCGCGAGCGTTGGCAACAATCTGGCGAACCTCTTCGTCAGACACAAACTTCACATTGAAGTTATCGCGCAGCCACATGCGGATTGCTTCGTACAGCTTACGCAATGCAGACTTCTCTGGCACTGTGAGTTCGGCTGGGTCTTTCTCAGACATGTCAGCCAACACCTCTTCAACTGCGATTGCTTTGCCCAAGCCTTCCTTGGTGTCCATTGCATCAGCAGCTTTGCGAACGGCAGCGTTGCCGTCGTAGATGCTCATCATCACGTCAGCGTGCTTTTCGCCGAACAGAGAACGCATACCAAAGTGACCCGTGACTTCGTGAGCAACAGTCAGGATGGCGTCTTTGCTGTCGTGCATGTTGCCAGCAACCAACCAAACCTTGTTGTTGAAGAACAGACCCGGAACCTTGCCGGCCATACCCTTGCGCTTGATTGAAGTCAGGGCGCGGATTGGCAAGTCGTCCTCTGATTCAACGACTTTGATTTCAGGCAGGTTCTTCCACTTGGCAATCATGCTCTCGACAATCTTGTCCACGGCAGCCTTGGACATGCCAGTGTCACCAACAGTCGTGACGCGATAGACGCCTTCTGGGTCAGCCTTCTTGCGGTTCTCAGCGGCAACTTTGTTGATGCGGTCTTTGCGTGCGTTGTTCAGCACACGAGCAACAATCTTGTCATGCAGGTCAGCAGATGCGTATGGCTTCTCGCCATCATCGGGTGCGTATGCGGTAATCCACTCGTTCTGGATTTCGCGTGGCAGACGGAAGAATGGAATGTGCTTGACGTTGCCGTCATCATTGTCTTCCCACAGCTCAACAGCCTCTTGCTCAATCTGAGCTTCTGAGACTTTCTTGGGTGTTGGTTGCTTCTTCGGTTTCTCTTCCTTCGCCTTGGGCGCTGGTTTCTCCTCGGTCTTCTGTTCAACAGACGTGTCGATTTCAGGCTCAGTTTTCGACACGACTTGTGCCGGAGCCTTCTCTTCAACAACAGGAGCTGGCTCTTCAACCTTGGCCGACTCCTCTGCTTGCACTTCTTGCTGGCGCTTGGCTGCGCCTTCCTCAATCGTCTTTACCTCTTTGGTCGTGCCTTCGATTTCTGGAACCTTGTCCACGTTCTCAGGCGAAACAATCTGGTCTTGAATGGCTTCGCCACTCTTGTTGTCAATCTGCTGGACGACGACGTTGTTTGTGTCTGGCGTTGCAGTTGCAGTTGGCTCAACGTAGCCAAGCACTTCACCCATCGCTTGCTTGAAGCCAACTTCCTTGATGCGCTTTTGCACCTTCTGGCCAATAGCCTTGTCTTTGGAAATCACAACAGACTCAGCGCCTGTCTCTGGGTCTTTGACCGTTACCTTGGTCAAGCCTTTGGTTTTGAGCTTCTTGGACTCTTGCTTGCCAGCGACGACGGCAGACTTGCGACCATCCATGACGGCATCAACCTGTGCTTGAACCTGTGCGATAGGCTCAGGCATGAATCCAGCGCTGTTCTTGTTTGCAGTGTCCACGGCTGCTGGTGCGGCCTCAGTCTTTTCTGTGGGAGCTGCGGCAGTCTTTTCGCGGCTTTCGATGAAGTAGAACGAACCACCACCAGCCTCTTTCGAGCGCTTGCCTTGGCGAATCTGGAACTCAGCATCATCAACATTACTTGCGAAACCACCCTCGCGCTCACCAGTTTCCTTGTTGATAGGGCCGTACAAAAAAGTCTCTGCCAACTTAGGAGATACAAAGCTGTTGCTCACAGCCTTGCCGTCGATTTGCAATGGGATAGCGTGCCAGCCACCTTGGTTTGAAACCATGTCCTCTGGCGACATCGCCACGGCGCTGCCTTCGTTGCCGAGCAATGCTGGCTTGGCGTCACCTTCGAGTGTCTTGGTCTCTTCGTTGGGTGTGACAGATGAGCGCTGAATGACAGGCTCAGTCGCGCCAGTACCAACACCAACACTTGTGGAGGCTGTGTCACCGAACGCAGCTTGCACATCAGCGCCGCGCTCTTTGCGCGTCTTCTCTTGCTCTTCTGCGCTCTTGATGTCCAGCTCTTGAAGCTGACGGTCAAGTTTGCCAATCTGGATTGCGAGACCTTGGAACCGTGGGTCTTCTGCGCTCTCGATGCCAGCCGACTTAATCAGGTTGGCAGTGCGCTCATCCTGCATCATGGCGTCAAACACTTGTTGGCGCGCGGCAGAGCCATCCTCACGCAAGTCGGTGAGAATCTGTTGCTTCTGTTCTGGAGTTGCCTCTTCGAAGTATTTCTGGAGTGCGAGCTGGCCGCCTTTGAAGCCGCCACCGGCCAAGCCACCAATGGCGACAGACTCTGAGAAGCCTTCGCCCACCGGCTTGTAGCCCAGTTTGTTGGTGATTAAGCTCTGAGCACCCTCTTCTCCGCCTTCGGTCAGGAAGGTCATGCCAATTTGCTTGGCTGCGCTGCCGGTGTCACCAAACAAGCCAACCTTGTTCATCGCCCAGTTGAGCGGCAAGTTGGTCATGTAGGCTTTCCAAGCCTGTTCATTGGCGTGCTCTTTGTTGCCAGTCTCAGACATGGCCTTCTCGTAGGTCTCTTGGGCAACGCCAGCAGATTCCATCAGAGCGGCTGCACCAGCGCCAGCCACGCGAGCGGCCTTGATACCCACACCGGCCAACTGCAATCCCTTGACTGCGCCAGTGCCGGGGGCGACAAACGCCAGCATGGAGCCAACAGCTCCGGCCAACTTCTGTGCGGTGTCTTGGTCACGGGGTGTCAGGGCTTGAGCCTCGCGCTTGCCAGCCTGAGCCAAGCTGCGGATGGAGTCAGAGCCAACAGAGTCACCCACCCATTCGAGCGTGCCGGACACGGCGCTACCAAACCCAGCGGCTGCTGAGTCGAACAACTTCATGGCATAGCCATGTTTGTCAGTGCCAAGCTCAAGACGGCGTTTTGCCACCAGAGCGTTTTGCTCGGCTTCTTCTGCGTTGTACTGGGCAAGACCTTGCTCGTCCACTTTGGAGGCGTCAGGCTTGTTCTCGCCAGCCAATGAGGTGATGCCGGAGTCAATGGCGCTACCGATGCGCGACAACATGCCGGGCTTCTTCTCTGGCACGAGGTCAGAGAACAGCGGCTGGTACGCGATTGAACCCTCAGCCTGTTTTGGCTGGGCTGTCTGGGTCTCAGGCTTGGCGGTGATGTCACCGAACAGTGGCTGGTACGAAATGACAGATGACTGCTCCTGCTTAGGAGAGCCAACAGATTGAGGCTTGTCTTCAACAGGACGACCAAGGCGGAGTTCAGCCGCCTTGTGGTTCACCTGAGCATTTGCGTCGTTAAAGGTTTTGTAAATCGAAGATGGGTTCGTGTCACCCAAGTTCAGTTCATCGTCTTCTAAACCTAGGATGCCGGTACTCATTGACGATTCACTCCTTACTTGTTCTGGGAAATCAAACTACGAGGCACGAGCACTCTTGCTCCTGCGTATTCGGCTTGATAGAAGTTGTCACGCTGCTCTTGCGGTGCAGATGAAGGCAGCTCTGTGAGGCGTGCCTTGCCTGTTCCAAGGCCGCGAGCCACGCCAGCAAGTGTAGCGGCGTTGTGGCTTTGGTTGCCCGGAATAGCGTACAGATTGCGAGCCAAAGAACCAGTGCGGGTGATGACTTCACGTTGGTTGTCATCCATCATTTCTGGGTTCTTGCCACGGAACAAATCGTTCTCCAACTCGGTGGTGAACTGTGCGTCACGTTTGCGCTCTTGTTCGCTACGTCGGTAGTCAGCTTGGTTCTCTTGAGCGATGCCGCGCAGACGTGCAGTTTCCTGCGCCGCGATGCCGCTGTTGCGAGCTTTGGTTTCCTCTGCGGAAGCCTTGCGCTCTTCGATAGTGAACTGACGCTCTTTGTCTTGGCGGCCAACAGTCCACTCAACCAACTTCTCAGGAGCGAGCTGACCAATAGTGGTCAACAGACTGGTCGCGCTGATGTCCTGTGTCGATGCCTTGCCGTCAGAGCCAATGACCTTGACGCCCTTCCATGTCTGGGCTTTGGGGTCGTACTGGCCAGATGCAGGGTCGAGCTGAATCCCAAGGCCGGTCAACCCAGCCAAGTGTGAGGCCATCTTCAACGCGCCGGGGTCGCCAGTTGCAATGGCGGCAGCCGTGGCTTTGCGAAGCTCATCGTATGAGCTAGTGCGCCACTCGTTGATTGCCTTGTCCACGCCAGTCAGCTTTTCAACTTGGCCAGTCTTCTCGTAGTAGTTGGCAGTGATGTCACGCAAACGACCCCAGTAAGCATCATTGGCTTGCTTCTGGTTTTTGTAGAGACCTTCACCGTTGTTCTTGAAGATGTTGTTCACATTGCCAGAAGCGTCCTGTGCGGGTGCTGCTGGCGCTGGCGCTGCTGCATTCGGTGCGGCAGGTGCTGGAGCAGATGTGCCTTCTGGTGCAATGGCTGTGCGTGGTTGTGCGTCAGCTTGCTCAGGGGCTGAGAGCTGAGGTTGCTCAACGAGGTTGTTCTCTTGGCCGGGGAGCTTGCCAGTTGCAAACTGTGCGCGAGCATCAGACATTTGCTTCTGGAACTCATCACGGGCGTCGCGCATCTTCTTGCGTTCTGCTCGTTCGTCGCGCTCATCCTGCATACGCTCATAGGTGGACACCATCTGTTGTCCTTGCTGGATGCCGGTTGCGAGACCGCCAGCGAATGCGCCCAAATTCATATTTAACCCCTTGCAGAAATAGCCTGACGGCGTTGAACCGATGCAGGTGTGTGTGTCATCTTCACAATCTTGTCGAGCTTGCTCACGCCAATGGCCTTCACTGTGTCGGCAGGAATGACGTACTCACCATTGGAGAGTTTGGCGTCAATCTTGTCGTCAACTGGGCCACCAATGCCGCGCACTCGGCCAGCACCTTCGTGGACTTTGCCACCATCAGCGTAGCCAGTCATAATCGCAGCCGAACCCAGCGTACCGAGCAACTGACCTGTACCGGCAGCAGAGGCAGAGTCAGCGGCCATCTGTGCTTTATAGGCAGAGCCGTAGATGTTTCCTGCTGTGCCGTAGGAGTTTGCAGCGTTGCCAAGCTGTGCGTTGTATGAGCCGTAGGACGAACCCATGTTTTGACCGGGGTTGCCAGCGGTGTTCAAAGCTGTTGAGCCTGTTGATGCAGCGGAGTTGCTGGCATTCAAAGACACGCCATACGCAGTGGAAGCATTGGATGCAAGGTTGCGTCCAAGAGATGCAGCATCCATCTTGCGTGCGTAACCAAGCTGCTCTGCTTGAGAGCGTGCATTGGTTGCAGCGCCAGCCTTGTCTGTTGCTTCGTTCTGTGCGAGCTGCATGTTGAGTGCAGCAAAACGGTTGGAGTTGGGGTTGATGCCGTAACTGGACAGAGTAGCGAGCGCCTGTTTCTTCTGGGCGTCGTAGGCCGTGGCCACATCAGCGATGCCCTTGCGAGCCAGCTCTTCCCTCTTGGCCTCCGTGTCGTAGTTGTTGGCCTCATCGACCAAACTCTTTTCGAGTGGCCGGTAGGTTTCTTTTTCGTAATCAGAATACTCTTGAGCACGCGCCTCGTTCTTTGTGGCGATGTCCTTCTGCTGATTCATCAGGTCGATTTGAGCGCTTGACAGTTTCTCCGCCAAAGGCTTCAACTCAGCGTACTGCTGCTTCTGGAAATCCAGATACTCGCGAGCGGTCTGCTGCTGAATTTGCGCTACCTCAGCGCTGGCCGCAGCTTGAGCTTGCAAACCTGCGTTGTTGTCGCCGCCACCGCCGCCACCGCCGCCACCAAAGATTGCATCAACTACTCCACCCATAATTTCTTCTCCATCAGAATTGCTTTTTCAACAAGGCCGGCACGTCGGTAAAGACGGGCTTGAGACTGTTGGGCTAACGCCTGAATTTTTGTAGCTCCGTTGGACTTTGCGATTTCGCAAACACGGTCAAAAGCGTATTGGCTCGCAAGGCCAGCGCCACCTGCTGTGACAATCGTTGCCACACGGTCATTCGGCCCATTTGTATAGGCCAGTGTGTAAGCACCACGCAGGTTTTCTTCCTCATCAGTCACCAACAACAGACTCCAACTTCCACCGGTCAAGAACACCTTGACCTGCTCAAAGCTGACATCTGCATGGGTAAGCGCACCCTCGATGTGAGACTTCACAAGCGGGATGAACTGGTTGACTAAATCAGTCGGGATAAGTCTGATAACGAGGTTTTCAGTCATGGGCGTTAAGCCTCGCGATTATCTCGTTAATTTTCCCCACAATCGTGGGCAAATCGGTTGTTGTTGCAGGGAGCATTTCAATGATTCCCTCGCGCACACCGGTGAGGGATTCAATGTTCTCCTTCATCGGCGTGAGCACGCTCAACAAACTGCGGTCTGTGATTCCACGGATTGCGGGGATGGCTGGTTTCTTCATTAGATTTGCGCCAGTTCTTTGGATGTCTCCGCCACCTTGATGAAGCGCAGCGGAATGTTGCCGTTGACCTGAAACTCCCAGCGGTCACACTTAAAGCCAGATGGCAAGCGGAACGGGTTGTGATTCGAAACGTGAACCACAGCACGCAACACACCATCTCCGTAAATCGAAAGCGTTACAAAGCGCTCATCAATCAGAGGGATTGGCTGGAGGATTGAGCTGTTGAGCAGCGAGTCGTTCAGTGGCTTGTCATTGATGTTGCCAAGCAACTTCGAGACAGACGCCCAGAGCGCCCTGTTCGCCGCCTTAACGTGGTCGATGATGCTCAGTTGGTCTTGCTTACCCAGTGGGTTCAAGTTCTCAAAGTCAGCATCAACCTGACCAGCAGACAGATTCAGTGGGCGCGGAAACACAAACACCTTGGACTTCCACTCATACGGCATACCGTTGAATGGGTCACTGTCCCAGCCTTTGACCTCACTGTTTTCGCACAGGTACAGCTTCGCGTTCACAGGGTCTGTGTGCAAGGCTGTTGCGAACAGATTGGTCTCTGTCAGCGGAGATGCCGTGTTGTTACGGTCAAGAATCAGGCCGCCCTTGTCCTTGTCTGTTTCATAGAACAGGAAGTAGCGTCCATCCTGCACTTCGCCGAGCATGGTTGCTGGGGCGTACAGGTTCCACTCATCGCGTGTGAACAGTTGACGGGTCACGTTGTCGGCGACACCGGGGCCAATCTTGATGATGCCGTTGGGTGATGCGTACATCGCGCCCTGCTCATCGCTGGCAATGGAGCGCTTCGAGATGCAGGGTTCGTACAGCGGTAGCTTCTCCTGCGACATTGCCGCAGGGGTTGAACCAGTGATGACGAATGGGTTGCCCTTGGTCATCACAACAAGGGATGAGCCGAAGGCTGCCAAGCCAACAATCTGATATTCAACAGACAGCGCGTACTGTGCCGGCCACGCATGAGGCTTGTAAGGTTCAGAGAAATAAATCTCATTCCCAACAAATCCAGCCATGATGCCGTTGGCCATGCTGACCAAGCCACGCATTCCGTCAGGAGGTGGAGTCCAGCCGCTTGATGGAAGCACGCCACCGAGGTTTGCAGCCAACAGAGTGTCTGTGTAGGATGCCGAGCCAATCGCAACATCTGCAACGTGCAAGAAGATGGTCGAGCTGCTGCCAGTGACAGAGCGGTAGATGCGCTTCTTGGTGATGTTGTACTTGCCGACGGGTGCGGTTGTTGGCAATCCAGTGATTGTCACCGTGCCGCCAGCATTCACCACAACTTGAGCTGACGTTGGGGATGGAGCGGACTCCTCCTCAATCGTGCCGAACTCGGAGATGTAGGTGTAGACGTAGACCCGATTCTCAGGGGTTGTACCCGAACCACCAGAGGCTGCCACAGTTGGGGCAACCGTTGGGTATGGAACGCCCATCAACAGGTAGTCTCCCGGATAGCTTGGGCCAGCTCCAACAGACGCCAGTGCAGCGTTGGTCTTCTTGGGCAAACCATCAGAACCAGCGTTCGTGTAGTACAGCGAGTAGCCGGTGTCGTAGATTGGGCCGGGAACGATGTCAACGTCCTTGCTGAATGTCAGCCACAGGTCATCACCAGATGCACCGATGGTGCGGTAGATGGTCAGTGGCACATAGTCTGCAATGATGCGTCGTGGGTCAATGACGCCGGGTTTCTGCCAAGAACGAACCTCATTGCTATACAGCTTGGTGTTGATGGCTTTCTGGGCCTCGCTCTCTTGCAGCAGATACGGACTTTGGCGCGGTACGAAACCAGCAAAGCCCTGTAACTTGATTCCGGACATCTGTAATCCTGTCTGGTTTAGAAGTGTTTGGCGTACTCGTCAGCAGTCAACAGACCGGCAACGTACTTGTTCTGTGGACGGAAGATGGTGAGCTGTTGACCGCGCATTTCTGGCGCAAACGAGATGTGAGTCCAGCGTGCGTACTCGTGAATCATCTGGTCAAACTTGATGCCAGCAGCAGCGATTGCTTTGCAAACAGCAAGCGGGTCGCCAAAGCCAGCGGATGTGAAGTCGATTGCCCAACCATCCATGTGCGAGCTGATTTTAGAGCCGCCAACGGCCACGTTCACATCAGGAAGGCGCAACCATGAGTTGACATGGATTGGCTTGCCTAGCAGTGCGCGAATCTGTTCCATGCCAGCAGCGGCGTGCTTCATGTTCTCAAGCTGCAAAGTGCTTGGCTGATTTGGGATGCCCATGCGGACAGCGGTTTCAGAGTACGTTGCTTCTTCAAGCGTGAAGTGTTCGGACAGATTCATTACTTACCTCGTGATTCCATGACTTTTTCAACAGTGCGGCCACCGAAGTAGGCCAACATAATGAGCTGACCCCACTCGCCAAGCAGCTTCACATACGACTCGTTCACATCAAGATGGAATGCAGACATCATCGCGAAGATGAAGTACGCAGCAAGGATGGCAATCAGAGTGCAAGGACGGATGTTCTTGGACAGAGTTGAGTCGCTGGACATGTCCGCCTTCCAGCGGTCTGTCACGTTCTGTTGTTCGACTTCAAAATTCTTTGCGTCGATTTCTTTTAGCTTGAGCAGTTGCTCAGGGTTTGCTTCCAGCGCAGCAGTCACTTCCGAAATGGAAGCTGGCACACCGAGCTTGTCAGCAATGGCTTTGATGGCAGCACCACCCAAGGGGCCAGCCACCGCAGTGGCCAGCGCAGGTGCAGCGCCTTTTAATAGGTCAAGCAGTTTGTCCACTTTGTTCTCCCTGTGGGACTTGTTGGGCTGCGCCTCCACCCTTACGGCCAGAGATTGCGCCCATTGCACCAACACCCATGAAGGCAATGGCTTTCAGAATCTCAAGGAACACAGCGTCGATTGGCGCAAGCGTTTGGTCTTCCGGCACAAATGCAACGGAATACAGAATGCCGAATGCGATGCCCAACACCATGATGGTGATGCAGCGAACTACAAACGACCATGTTCGAACTTCAATCTCTTCCTCAGTAAGACGGTTTACTGGGCGCGTCATCCACATTTGAATTAACTCTTTCATCGTGGTCTTTCTTTAGTTGCTGTTTAAGTTTTTTGAGGTTGGTGATTTCCTGTCGAACCTCTGCGCGAATGCGAAGATGGTCGATGTAGATGAGTGCGGAGACTGGAAGCGCGAGGAACAGAACGAAGGACAGAGCGACTACACAAATGACAAACCACTGTGTGTCTTCACGAGCCATCCGAGTGACAGTAGAAAGCCCCACATCCACAGAACTAGCAGCAGGATTAGAGCCGTAGCTACTGCCCTGTCGATTCTGTGATTGCGAAGTAATTCTCGTTGCCACTTTGCATCCCGTTGTTTCTTTTGCGCCAGCATTCTGGCGGCCTCTTGCTCCTCAAGGATGAGGTCGTACATCGAGAGGAACTGCTTGTATAGGTCTCCCAGACCAAGCGACTCAGGTGTGCCGTAAATCATTGCGTGACTCACCTGCCCCTGCATCTCTTTGATTTGCCACTGAATCTCAATGCGGTCAATCGCACTGTCGGCAACTTTGTCTGTTGTCTTGGAGAGTTCCTCCAGTTCAATGCAATGCTTCCGCAATTGACGAATGTTCTCAAAGAAAATCTTGAGGTTGTCAAAGATGTCGTGAACCGCCTTAGCTTTGTACTCTTCGTAACTTAGCTCTGGCTCAGGTTGGCGATTTGCCTTTTTCGCCACAGGCTTTGGCGCATCTGTTGTTGCAGGTGCTGCCTGTGCTGGAGATACTGGCGCAGGTGCTGGTTTAGTCTGTCCACCGAAGAGGCTTGTGAGCCATCCCCACAATCCAGTGACTTCCTTGTAGATTGCCTTGGCATCGCCAACAGCTTTCTCAGCAGTCTTCTTGAACTTGTCGATTTCTGCTTTACCCTCGGACAGCATTTCGCAGCCCTTGCGTATAGCAGCAGCAGCGGCTTGAGCAGCCATGAGTAAGCTAATCGGGTCAATGATTTACCTCACTGTGATTCCGAACTTTGCACTGAGTCCAACAGCGATGAGGCCGAGCACAATGATGAGCACGCCCCATGTGCCTTTCTTGGCAATGTCCAATTTCAACTCTTCCCAGAATCTCGTCTCAGCTTCCGCTGCGCGAATCTTGGATTCGTGAAAACGCCTATGCCCTTCGAAGTCTGTTGAGCCGTCTTCGTTTCTTGGGAAGGCGGTCTCAATCTTTTTTAGCTCAGACAAAATAAGGTCGAGCTTGCGCTCAATTCCAATCTCATCTGGCGTTTCTTGCTTTACACCTTGGTCATCAGTGAACATTGCTCACCTCAAAGCTTTGGGTATTTTGCTTTGACTGCTTGGCAATCAGCAATGTACTTTGCGATTTGAGCTTGGTCGCCCTTTACAACTGCATCGAGGTAATCTGTGACTGGAGGATATTCCGATGCTCGTTGTGACCTGTATGCGCCTTTGTCAACCCAAGCATTGACAGCGTCAATGTCGATGGTGACTTTATTGCCTTGCGAATCAAATGCACCATCCTCGTCATCAATAGAAGCGACTTGCGGATATAAAGAGTAAATTGCTTTGTGGTTCATCCCGCAATCTCCATTAGGGTAATTGATGATGCCGTGCGAAGGTCATAATTCGTTGCTGCTCTGTCAGCCGTTGAGCGATTTATATACGCAGCATTTATACCATCTGTGTTTGACAACTTTAAGTTGTATGTAATCGCAGATGTTGTGGCTGGAGAATCAAGGTAAACACCGCCACTTCTCTGCAAGTTGTAGTCTGAACCGTTATATCCCCATGCAAGTCCGTTTGGACGGCCTGATGAAAAATCCCCGCCGTAAATGACGCTACCATTTTTTGCAAGCCGAAGAACTGCCGCATTACCAGCGCTTCCACCAAACGAACAATCACTCAAAATCAAAATTTTGCTTGATGCACTTGTTGGTGTAATGCTTGCAGACAGACCTGTAATGTCAACACCTGACGAAGATGTCGTAGAAAATGTGTCAGTTTTTACAGCCGAGACAACCTGCAAAACAGCGCCAGATGGGAGCTGCCCTTTCGCAAGAATGCCGCTCAGGGCGGACATAGGAACCTTGCCATCAGAGCCAACTAGCCCGGCAAGTTTTGAGAGATAACGAGCAAGGCTCATTGGAAGCTCCTAAGAAAAAGAAAACCGACAGCTTGTGTCGGTGTTGGAATCTGGTGGAACAACAGACAAGAGCTTGCGCTCAAGTCTGTGTGTGTCCGTTACTGTGCAGGTACTTCAACCCAAGCAGTCGTCGCCTCATCCCATGTGTATTGCTTGCCGTCTGTTGGCATTGCAACAGGAGCACTCCACAGGCAAGTATCTTCACTCAGAGTCCAGCTTGCGAATGGTTTGGGTGGAATGAATGCGTCGCGCTGAGCGTCGTATGTGAAGCCAACACCAGCGTAATTCTTGCGAAGTGGTGTACCGCCGTTTGCATGAACGCCGCCGTGCGTGTTGTAGCTGGTCTGAATCCATTGACCGGGTGATGTGTCAATGAATGTTTCGAAGAACTCAGGTTCAGCAACGATGACTTGCTCAACGATGCCGTTGTTTACTTTTGCAAAATGTGACATGTGTTTTCCTTATGCCGTGTAAGAGCCAGAAGTAGTGAACTTCAAGATTGTGTTGCTTCCGCTAGTTGTAACAGTCGGGGAGCCGGTTGTAATGCCGCTATACCTAGTTGTTGGAACAGAAAGAACAACAACGCCAGAGCCACCAGCGCCGCCACTGTTACTGTCTGCGCCACCACCACCACCACCGCCGGTGTTTGCAGCGCCAGCGCCACCCAACAACTGAGGGCCGCTTGTGCCGCCGCCTTGACCGCCTCCGCCAGCACCGCCAGCGCCGCCAAGACCTGCGTATGCACCACCGCCACCGCCACCGCCATAGGTAACGGCAGAGCCTGTGATAGAACTAGACTTGCCAGCACCACCAACACCAGCTTGACCACCAACACCAGCACCGCCAGCACCGCCAGCGCCGCCTCCGCCGCCGCCAGTTGCGGAGCCAGACCCACTGACATAGTTGTTGCCGTGTCCGCCGCCGTAGCCTTGACCAGAAGTGCCAGCACCTTCCGCTGACGTGTAGGTGTAGCATCCGCCGCCACCTGAGCCACCTGAGTTTGCAGAATTACCAACGCCAGCGCCGCCGCCGCCGCCGATTGCCGAAATAGCCACAAAGGATGAGTTGACTCCGTTCCCGCCCTTGGTTGAGCCAGACGTACCGGCTGACCCGCCAGCACCAACAGTAATCGCGTATACGGTCTCCGCCGTCAATACTGCGGTTGATTCAATAAACCCGCCCGCACCGCCGCCACCGCCATCTGAATATCCGCCGCCAGCACCTCCGCCTAAAAGTAGATAGCCAACAGAGTATGTTGAGGTCATGTCTCCGACGGCAACCCAAGCTGAGCCATTGAATGCTTCGATTTGCTTCAACGACGTGTTGTATCGTTGCATTCCAGTAGACGGCAAAGATGGGCGTTGGGCTGTTGTTCCGGACGGCAGAGATGATGCGCCAGTGCCATTTGAACTAGCAACATCCAACTTTGTAGCGCTCACTGAGCCATTTGCAGGAACAGCGTTGGCAACCTGAAAGACGCCAAAGGCTTTGACGCGAACATCGTCACCAGCAGCCATTGCGACAGCCAAAGTAATCTTTACGCCGTCTGTTGCCGTGTAGTCTGTTGACTTGAGGGCGGAGCCGTTAATCTCTACATCGAGATAGTCGCCCGGTGTGTAGCCGCCCAGAGGGTAGATGTCGGTTTGGCCAGCAATGGCAACCAACTCAGTGGTTACACGCGACGCCTGAACGACAGGTGCATTCCCGATATAGGACATTCAATTCTCCAAAAAGAAAAGCCAGCGCTAGGCTGGCCTTGTTCGTGTTTGCCGTTATCAGGCTTGAGGCATTGCAGCCTTGATGCCGTCAACAGTCGAAGCTGCATTGATGGCAGTTTGCATTGCTGCGTACTTGTCGCGAACAGATTGACGTTGGGCCTCAACAGCTTGCACATCTGTGCCGGGAATCTGTTTTGTAATCACTTCATCCAATGGGGCGAACTCGGCTGCGCGAGCTGCGCGGCGTGCGTCGTGAGCGATTGTTTTGGCTTTGTCGATGTTGACCGTAATCATGCTGCCACCTCTGCTTGCATTGCTGCGATTTGTTTGTTCAGTTGCTCAACGCGAGCGGCACGAGATGCCTCGAACTGAGCGACCACTTCTGCGTACTGCTCGTCTGTTTGCTCTTCGGCAGACATGCGTGCAGGAACTTCTGCGGCAGTCACGACTGCGAGTTCAGCTTGATACTGCTCAATGAACCATGCTTGCTGGCCGATGCCAACGCCGTCATTCAGATTGCCGTGCTCAACTTCCCATGCAGAACGGAATGTGCGGTCTGACGGAACATCTGCTGTGTCAATGATTGCGTAGCGCAAGCCAGCAGGAACGTCTTTGCGAGCAACTTCTTCGATTGGCAGCTCGCCGGACGGGATGATGACGGCAACGCCGCCTTCTGGTGTTTGATAGATGATTCGTTTCATTGTTGCTCCTGATTAGCGAAATACGTTGACGCAGATAACACCACCGTCTAGTGGGGTGCCATTTCTACCCGCTGATACGCGAACAGAAGAAGTGGTGTAAAGAAGTGCGCTTGTATAAAGGCTTCCTCCAACTGTAACCGATACGCCTGCGTTATCGCTTGCAGAGTAGCCAGTAGTGATACCCGTGATGGAGTAGTTTGCATCAGGCATTGCAGTCGAGAAGTTCACCGTGTAGTCGCCAGTGCCGTTGTCCGTAATAGAACTCACGTTGCCGCTTGCACGAATAGCTACAGTGCCAGTTCCGTTGAAGTTCACCCAAGCGCGGCAACCATATGCAACAGCGGCAGAGCCATACCCACTGTTAAATTGAAGGTTCCCGTTTGTATCAAAACCCATTGCTTTGATGAAATCAGTGTTGGCTGCATTAGGCATCATAAAGTTGACCGCATTTGGTACAACAATATCCTTCCCGTTGCCAGAAAAATTTCCGCCAGTAATTGCAGAAACATCAACACCAAGAGATAGGTTTTGATTGCCTGATGCGTTACCAATTTGCAGCGCTGTATATGGAGCACCATATCCAAAAGGAATCGCACGAACGCCTTTTAACGATACTCCTGCGCCAGTCTGATAATCAAGCCAAGCGCCGCTTTGAATCGTATCTCCAGCTTTGTTTGCTGGCGTATAGCCAAGATGCGAAACAACAGCACCAGCAGCAAACTTTGCAGCGGTAATTGTTCCGTTAATCAGTTGCTGACCGGACGTGATTACGTCCGCAGCCTTTTTACCAATCCATGACATAGACGCTCCTATTAAGCGATTTCGAGGACGGACAACAGAACGTCGAGTGCAGAAGCTGTATCGCTTTGAACTGTGAGTTTATCTGCTGCTTCGAGCACAACCTTCTGGTCTCCGCCGATTGGAACGAGAGCGCCGCCGGGTGGAATCAATGCTCCCTTTACGATGTAGACAGTCACGCCACCTGCGGTAGCTTTGATGTCGGCAGTCACGTTTGCAGCGGTGATGTTGGCCACAGTCATACCAATGACAGTTGCTTGGACGCCAGCGCCAGCGGTGTAGACATCAACAGGAGTTGTGCCGATACCGGCGCTTGGGTAGTTCTTAAAAGTGTTTGACATGTTGATTCCTTACAGGGCGATTGCAAAAGCCAAAGCGCTACCAACGGCAGCAGTTGTGTTGTCGATGGCCTCTTGCTGAATTGCAGAGAGACCAGCGCCAGTGAGTCGAACTTCCAGCTTGTCTCCAGATGCAAACGTGCGAGCCGTTGTGCCGTCCTGACCACGCACGATGGTCATTGAGTCACCGCTGCGAGCTGTCACCTTGACGATTTCAAGGTTGTTGCTTGAATCGACCAGAGTGGCGTAGAAGTATTCGCCAGCGCCAAGCGTCGGGTAGAGAGCGCCCTGACCTGTTGAAACAGAAACGCTGGTTGCAAGGTTGTTGATACCCGCTGCCAGCGTTGCGCTTGCATTGTTTGAAAACTTGATACCCATGAAAGCTCCTATGGTGCGCCCTGCACAACCGGTGGGTAGTACAGTTCGGCACTTGCCGTTATTGGTTTCACAGAAGCGTCAACATCAATCTTGATGTGGTTCTTCCATGTGTCCACCAGCTCCGCAGTTGCGAAGACGCTTGTGAACGATTGTTCAAAGTACGAATGACCGCCGACTTCTGCACTCACCAGATGTGAAAACACCAACTTGCCATCAGCAGAGGCGGTAATCACAACGCCATCAGATTTGATGGAGCGCTCGACGTACACCATCGGCTGACCGTTGACAGACGCCAACAGACTGGCGGCTATGTTTGCCTCAAGCAGAAGCTCACTATGTGAGCCACTGTCTGTTTTTAGGCTCGCACTCATGTTCACAGACAACGAGGCGGCTGCTTGTGTCGTCAGGTAGCTCGTCAGTGCGCCTTGCAGCCTCTTGCCCAGCAATGCCGAGACGGAGACAGATGCGGCAGCGACTGCGGCAGCTCGCACCAGCTTGTTGACTTTGGCTGTGGCAGATACCGTTCCGCGCGCGGTGGCTGTCGCTGAGACCAGCTTGTTCACCTTGGCGGCAGCAACCGTCATGCCGGCCATCGTTGCAGAGCCAGCCATGTTCACTCGTTTGGACGCTGACGCTGTGGTCGTTGCCCGTGCTGTGACAGATGCTGACTCGTTCTTGACAACGCCAAGTGATGCCGAGGTTGTAGCTCTTGCTGTGGCTGATGCGCTCAGGCGCTTGCCAATCGTTGCAGCAGATGCTGTGGCAGCAGTGACGGATAGGCTTGAAACCAGTCTGTCTGTTTTGCCTAGCGCTGATGCAACTGAGGCGCTTGCGGAAACACTTCCTGCAAGCCCCTTGAACTCTCCGCTTCGTCCGTTAAGGACGACCTTGTTTAATGGAGTGACGTTTAGAAGCATTGCTCACTCCGAACAAAAATTAAGCGAAGGTGATTGCCAGAGATGCCGCAGGGAAAGAAACCGTGTCGGCTTCGTTGATGGTCTTGGCGATTGCCAGTGCGCCTTCCAGCAGCATGTTGCCGCCAGTGGCAGCGTCAAAGATTGCGAAGTGAGTCACAGTACCCCAGCCGCCACCAGTGGGAGTTGGGAATGTGATTGCAGCGTTGTTCGATGTCTGGCCACCAGTGCCAGATGAGGCAACCGTTGAGCCAGCGCTTTGTGTGCCAGCCCAGTTAGCCAAGCTCGATGTCACAGCCACGCGAGCGTAGCCGTTTGTCGAAACCTCAGTGCCACCTGCTGCATCGCTTGGCGCTGCTGTGAACAGAGCGACATACAAGGTTGCAGTTGCTGGGGCGCTTTGGCCACGGAAAATCTGGTCAATCAGTTTGTTTTCCAGAAAGTCGGTCATTGCGGACATGAGTTAATCCTCTCAGTTAAATTGTTGACGTACTTGAAACTTCAACACGTCATAGACGGTTTGCAGCTCTCCACCGAAGTCAATCTCGACTTCACCCTCGTAAGGGCCGGGTTCAACATCCAACGTGTTGCCAGTGAAGTTGAACGACACTTGGCCGTCACGTCCACCGTTAATCATGTTGCAGGTGATGGTTGAGAGAACTGTGTCCGAACCGACAGCGCGGAAGTAGACGCGCACCGTGGTGTTCTCAAGGTTGATGGCATTGCCATCTGCATCCCTGAGAGTTAGCTTGATGTAGGGGCGATTGTCGCCAGCGACGAGCTTGATTTTCTCTGTCATGGCTTCCTCATCTTCACGCTCAAGTCTGAGCGCACATTGCCGCGAATAGCGCGTTGACGCGCATCATTCAGGGCCATCATGTAGCGACCTTGATTGATTGCAGCGGCTTCTTGGTTTGTGTAGGGTTTGCCGGGATTGAGCATCAACCGGGCTTTTGCACCACAGGCGATCGACTCGCCCCATTGCTCGTAGAGGAAATCCTCAATCTGTGTTGAATCACGCAGAGGCACGAGTGCTACACGCATTGTAATAGCGTTGGTGTACGTCTGATTCGGAATTGGGAGGAAACTTACCGACTCAAAATCTTTTTGTGTGTACGCCGTTGGGGTTGACTTGGATGGTGTGTAGCCGCCAATAGACTGGCTATACGCATCTGGTGTCACGATGTCATCTGGAGCGGCTGGCTCAAGCTCAACACCACGGAACCAAACCTTCATCACCTTCTGGACTCGATACCCGTTTGGTGCGTCTAAGTCGTAGTCTGTCAGGTTTTCCCGCAGAGTGATGGGGTCTTGGGTGATTTGGTGAATCAGCGACTTCTCGCAAAATTCAATCACAGCATGGCGAATCGCACGGATTGCCACATCCGAAGGGCAGCCCGGAACATCGGGAAGCACATCGGGAAAGAATGCCTCGTAGGTCTTCATACGCCCATCAGCCCCGCTTTGAATTTTTGATACAGGCCAGCAGCTCGCCCATCAACAGCAAACTCATCGTCACGCAATTCAGCGCGGTGAGTGACGTAATCTGTTAAACAGACGTGGTATTCCTCTGGCAGCGGAACAATATCTGTTGCCGCGAATGCAGGGAATGCGCCGGTGAGGTTTGAGAGGAACAGGTCTGGGCGAACACGACGGGCCTCAACGAGAGCCTGACGTGCGTAGCCAAGCAACTGGGACTCCGTGTATCGAGTGATGGTGTTCGCGTCAATGATTTGGTCATTGAGCAATACGCGAGCTTCATCTGTGATAGCTTGGAAAGTTGCCATGTCTGTTGTTCAGTTATTTGGTTTCAGGTGCAGCAGCATCTGCTGCGGGTGCAACTTCAAGTGAGCCTGTGCCTTTGAGCTTCTTGAGCTTCAATGCTGGCTTTTCTTTTGGGGGAAAGAACTCCTCCCAGCGCCCACCTTCTACAAGGTCAGCGTCGTACACAGCAATCTTGCCGGTACGGATGTTTTTCATTTGTCGCGTCATGCGTGTGTCTCAGTAAAGAAACCCCACCGAGGAAAACCTCAGTGGGGAGTCAAGGGGCCGAAGCCCCAGCCGGAGGTGATTAGCCCTTCACAGCAACCATGTTCACCAGAGCTTCTGGTTTGATGACGCTGTAACCGAACACGTTCAAGCCGCGAACGATGTTGCCGAAAGTTGACTGAGCGCGGAGAGTTTCCACGTTGGTCATTTGAGAAGCGAAGGTAATCGCGTCTTTTGTACCAGCCAACAAGTAGCTGTCGCCGTCGGCGGTCTTGGGCAAGTTGTTGGACACATAGACTTGGAAGCGGTCAATCATGCCCAACTTGCCGTTACGCAAGGGAGACACGCTATCGCCAGTCAAGTAGGCTTGCTTCAAGTCAGAGTTCTTAATCATGGCAGCCATCCAAGATGGGATGACCAACCAGCGACCAGATTCAGGCACGTTTTGCTCGTCCAACACTTGACCGGCATCCAAGATGAGGTCGATGATGTTGGCCTTGGTCACGGCGCGGGGAGATGCGTCAGTACCCAAGTTGACGTTGCCAGAGATTGCACCAGCAGTTGCACCCTTGTTGGTAGTGGCAGCAGCAGCTTTCACACCGTCCAAGATTTGCGCGTCGATGGCAATCTTCATTTGCTCTGTGGCGTCGTTGGTAAACATGTCCATCAACTTCACGTCGGTTTGAACGGCGTCAACGTCGTCCAACACAACAGCGAAGTATTTGCCTTGGTCAATCAACAGCTCGATAGGAGCAGAGGTTGGAACCTGATTGGTCAGGTTGTCGCCTTTGGCATACGAGTTGATGGTGATTGTGGGGATGGTGCGGATGTGAACCTTGTCGCCCTGACCCTTGATTTCGCCTTCCCAATCGTTGTTGGAAATTTCGCTGAAAACAGTGGTTTTATAGAACTTGGCTTGGAGCTTGCCAGACCAAATTTCGGGGATGAAGTTACCGCTGTACTGAGTACGGCCAGAAGCTACGGGAAATGACATTTGAATTACCTCTTAAAGATTTGATTTGCGGGTCATCGAATACGACCCTCGATTGAAGCTGCGGTGATGTCAGCTTCGATGGCGATAGCCTCTGCGTCCGTAACATCGCCTCGGCGCACACGGTCATAGAACTCGGAAATCTCGCCACGAGTCCACACCTTCTTTGAAGGGGGCGTGTCGGGAGCCTTGTTCGTCGGTGGCACGATTTGTTGTTCGAGAGCGCTTTGGCTATTCGCCGCCCACGATGAAGATGTCTTCTTGAACGACGCAAAGAACTTTGCTACGCGAGCAGCATCACGAGCGGCTTCGGCCTTGCTCAACAGGGTTTGTCGCGTCTCGCCAGCTAACTCATCAAACTCATCCAACCATGTGAGGAAGGCTGGGTCTGCGTTAATCTGTTCCCATTCAGGGACGATTGCGTTCAAAGATTTGAAAAAGTCGTTCTTCGCCGTGTTGGTCGTCGCGGTAGAAATCTGATTGATTTGTGCTTTGAGGGCGTCAATCTCTGATTGCTTTTTCGCAAGCTCTTCTTGAGCAATGCGTCGAGCAACGTCGATTAAGCCTTCGCCGTATTCGTCAATCTCTTCTTGTTTGACCAGCGGTTCAGGTGGAGTAGCTTTCAACCGAGTCATTTCTGACTCAAGGTTTTCAAGCCTCGATTTCAGGTCTTTGTTTTCCTGTGCAAAGCGCGGCACTTCTGAGTTGTACTTTCCTTGCAGAACCTTGAAGCGGTGTTCCCAATCCTCGCCCTGTGCAGGGGTCGGAGGTTGAGAGTCGTTCGCGGGTGCAGGGTTTTCCGAGCCTTGAGCTGGCGGCGTTTCTACTGGAGGTGTTTCACTCGCAGGAGGTGTGCTATCAGCAGGAGGCTCCCCAGATGCAGCTTGTTGCTTGTTTGCGATAAGTTCTTCTTGCAGCTTGTTGGCACGTTCTTCGGCTTCCAAGACTGCGCGTGGTGCAGTAGATGACATGTTTACTCCGTGAGCCGAGACGGACGCATTCGAGCCTCGCGGTGTTCGAGCGATTCGTTCGGTGTTCAGCGGTTGCTGGTTTAAGGGCCAGCCCCTTTGCAGCGAATGCTGCTAACAGCATCAATTTCGTGGCGTCACGAAAATGGTCTGTTACCGCGATTTGCGGAGAGACTCTTGTGAGTTCTTGGCTGTGTTGAGGAAGTCACCAACAGCCTGTGCAGCGCCTTGCGACCAACGTGAGAGCGACTCATCTTTGGTTCTGACGCCGTTGTAGTACAGGTCTTGCAGTGATTCTTCAAGCCATCGTTTCACGGTCTCAAAGTTCTCGTTGCCCTCAAGCCCTGCAAGGGCGCTGAGGACTCGTTTGTCGGGGTGTTTCAGCATCAGCGACGTGGCAACAGAGTTACCGGGTCGATGTTGCTGGTATCAATCACGCCACGGCCACGGGGTTGAACCACTCGTGCTGCTGTGGATGGTTGAGCGGTAGCAGCCTTTGGAGCTGGCTTGCTGCCTGAGAAGTTGTCTATGCTGTCTGGGTCAAAGTCAGCGCCGCGAACGGGTTTGCTGGTCAGTGACTTGGCGACAACAGAACGTGCTTCCTGTTTCTTCTCGGCATCTGTGCGATTTGCGCGCGCAGTTGCGATGTCTGTGGTGAAGCTCTTGCCGTTGTACTCAAAGGTTTTGTTGCCAGCCTTGCGGTTTTCGGCAAATGCTTCTTTGAATGACTGAGGCTTGGCAGCACCCTCGTCGGCTGCGGCACGAACTTCATCGTTCGTCGCAACCTTTTCTTGGGTTGAGCCGTCATAGTTCTCTTTGGCCAGAGCGTCTGGGCCGGAAGCCATGTCAGAGACAGCCTTGTCAACACCAGCGAACTCGCCCATGTCAAACTGAGGAGAGGCGGACACGCCACCCTCGGAGCCGTCAGCAAACTTGGCGACCTTCTTGCCACCAGAGACCAAGCCACCCATGCCGAAGCTGGGAGCTGCAATCTTCTTGTGAAGGCCAGCCGATGCGCCAGATGGCATCAGCTTTGGGTTCATCTGGCTAGGAGCCGATGCGCCGCCATTCTTGGCCATGTTCTGTTTTTGCCAGCTTGGTACTTCTGCCATATCAGCAACCTTTCTTCATGGAGCCTTTGGCAGCAACCTTGCCGCCGTTGGCCATCTTTGCCATTGAGCCGTACTTGTCAGCAGACAACTTGCCAGAAGCCAGAGCTTTGCCAGTCGCGACGAGTTTCTTGGCGGGAGTTTTCTTCTCGCCTTCTTTTTTCTCTTCGACCTGCTCTTTGCTGGCGTACTGCTTTGGGGTCAGCTTGCCGGAGCGGACGGCCTTGGCTTCCGCCACTTCCTCGGCCTTGGTGTCTTTGCCCGTAAAAGGCTTTGCCACTTTGCCGCCGTTGGCGAAGCCAGCAGGGATTACGCCCTTTTTGGCTGGTTTGATTTTGCGTGCTGCTGTACTCATTGGATTGCCTGTTGAGGTTGAACTGTGTTGACGGGAGGTGGGCCTTCTGGCGCTGCACCCTCTGGCGCTGGCGCTGCAAGCTGCTGCTGTTGTTGTGGCTGCTGCTGAACAACCGCGATTGCATCGGCAATCTGTTTCTGTTTGAAGCGCATGGCTTCAACAGTCGGAACCAGCTTGTCGGTGTCCATCTGGAGACCCTTGGCCAATTCACGCAACAGATATGCACGCCCTTCTGGGCCAACGATGTTGAGGTCAACAGGGTTGTTGGTGGCAGCCAAGAACTCATTGCGTCGAACTTGGATGGCTTCGCGCGCCAACAGACCCATAGCACCACGGGGAATGACTTTGAAGTCGCCCTTGATGTACTGGTCGGGGTTATACATCATGTTGTGGATGTAGAACCGGCGCACAACCATCTCAACCACCTTGTCCACTTGGGACACGGCAGATTTGATGCCCTTGGCAGCGTTGTCCATCAGCATAGACAGGCCAGATGCAGTGCGACCTGCACCAGAACCGCTTGAGCCGCCATAGACGTAGTTCGGAATACCCGTCACTTCGTCGGCTTGCTTTGCGAACTGGTTGTAGATGCCCATCAATTCGGCAGCTTTCATCTCAGGCATGAAGAAGCGGACACCCGGTTGGTTGCCGCCCGTCTTGTCAGAGGTTGTCTGCCAGATTTTCCACGGGTACATCTGCGTCAGGTCTTCACCGTCAGCCAATCTGTCCACAGCCACTTCAACTTGGGGGCCGGAGCCGATACCCATGTTGTTGGCCAGTGCTCGCGCCGAAGCGTTGCACATGATTTGCACGTCCTTCATCACCTCTGGCAGCGCCGTACCCCAGAATGCACCGGGGATGTTGCGCCAAGAGGCGATTTCGTAGGGACGTTCACCCAAGGGGTCTGGGTTGAGCACGACTTTGATAGTGAAACCGGCGATTTGCCAAGCGTTCACCTCGTAAACCGCACGAGGGTCTACGTTTTTCATGCCCCACTGGATGAGCATCTCGCCCATCACTGGCCCCCAGAACTCTAGGGCTTCGATGATGTTGTCGTTGTAGAGGCGCGAGTGGTACTTGCCCTCTAAGTTGTCACGCTGTTGGTCGCCGTACTCAAAGTAGCGGAAACCTTTGCCAGCGTAGCGCTCAAGCACTTGGTCAATCTCGTGATTCGAGTAGCCCGGAACGTCCTTCATGGACTCCAAGGTCTTGACCGTCAGCTTGTGGCGCTGAATCAGGTAGCCATCATCGACATCCGAAGCGTTGGGGCTTGGGAAAATGTCGTATGGGCTGACGCGCTCGACTTCACGGAAGAAATCATTCGTGACGATTGGCACGAAGTTTGGCCCCCACTGGAGCTTTTTCTTCTTGCGAACAGACGGGCCTTTGAGCACGGCTGTTGGATAGGTCACGAAGTCGTCGATGAAATCCTGCATTGAGCGGTGGAATCCACCCTCATTGAGCTGGTCGTCGATGACGTTGGCCATGCGCTCTGCGGTCAGCTTGGCCTCTTCGCGGATGCGAATCAGAATCTCGTCGTGAACCTCGCCCATGCGGGTGCGGAACGCTTCGGGATGAAGCTGCTGGCCAGCCATTACATAGGCTTCTGCCTCATGGCGAACGAAGTCGATGATGGAGAGCTTCACTTCGGGAGGAAGCTCAGGCTCACGAGCTGGCTCAAGGTCAAACGGGCGCGAGTTCTGGAGCATCACGTCTTGAATCCAAGACTTTGCACCAGCGCACTTCACGTCGGTAATCATCATAAAGATGTCCGAGCCGCCAGTCTGTGCAATATCGACAGCTTTATCAGGGTCGTATTCGCCACGACGCTGGCGCTCGCACGACAGCAGACGTTCAGTGATTTTCTGTTTGGCGAACTTTGCCTTGTTCCAGCACGATGTGATGTGTCCAGAGATTCCAGACGCAATCATGTCGGAGTTATCCACGCCCGGAGTTTGGGCGGCACTCACGTCGGCTTCGACGGGTGCGGCTGCCTGATAAACATCGGTCATAGTTTTAAGTCCAAGCTCTTGATGAAGCCTTCCCAATAGAACGAGCGCGAACAGACTTATGGTTTCCGCCACGAGCCTTCATGCAGAGATACTGCAAGGCGTCATGGGGGTGACTGAATCGGTCTTTCACAGGTCGGTCTCGGTAACGCTCACCAGCAACTTTCAGTCGTTCGTAGCGATACCCACCAATCAACCCCTTTCGGAGCATCCGGCAGTTGGGAGACAACAGGAACCCCGGTTCGCCACCCGCCATGCGAGTGAGGAAGAACGCGACAGATTCGCGTCGGGGAATGAAATCGTTTGTGTCGGCAGGTTCTGAGGCGATGCCGACTTCGAGCAGCTCCTGATAACAGGTGCGCTCATCTGTTGCAGAACGAGAGACGCCGGCAGGGTCGCCAACAGACTCGAATCTACAACCAGCGTATTTGTTCATCAGCAGAGGTTTCACAACCTCACCAGCAAACTGGCGAATGCCCATGTCCTCAGCAACAAGCTCATCAAGGATGACGAGCTGCCCTTTGGCAGTCATCTGTCCAATGATGCACGCTGGGGTCAAACCAAAGTCCCAGCCCAAATAGACTGGAAGGTGTGGGTTGACTTCAAGCTCTTCGCTTGCAACGTGAATCTTGTCGTTGTACTCAGGGTAGACAGGCTTGCCATCAGCAGTCGTGCCGTACTGACCAAGAACGAAAATCTTAATCCAGTCGTCAGTCTTGCCGCCAATCATGTTCAGGTAGTAGTCATACCCCTGAGTCAGATTGAAAATGTTCTCTGCAAGCGGGTTTGGTTCGTACCAGACCTGCTCGCCTTCCTGCATCCGAATCAATCCACCGGGTTGGTCGAAGAATGCCCAGTCATCAGGGGTCTCTTCTTCGGCGAACTTGTAGTACCAGTGGTCGTCGTCTGGAGGGTTGGTGTCCAGAATCACACAGGGGTGAGTCGGGCCACCCATTGTCTTGGGCGGATAGCGGCCAACACGCTGAGTCAGCATGTCGAACACTTCCTTTGGTACTTCGGACGCTTCGTTAATCCAGCCACCTGTCAGCTCAAGCGAGCGCAGTTTGCCGGTCTCTGAGGCTTTGTCCAAAGCGAGGAACACCACTTCGAGTTCCAGAGCGTTGCCGTCACCACAGTCCTTAATCTTGATGGTCGATGTGATGGGTGTGTCCCACTTCATCGGCGCGATGTCGGAGTTGAACCAGTTCTCCCACGTCTTAATAGTCGTGGACTTGAGTTCTGGGTAGGTGTTACGGATGACAGCCCAGCGCGCGCGGCGCACACCGTTGTGTGGCTTCTGCTTCAAGGTATGGCGCATGATTTCCATGCAGCACGTCGAAGACTTACCGGAACCCACTGGCCCCTTCAATCCGCGCACAAAGGCTTCGGAATGGTGAAAGGCGGCGGCTACCTTACCCGGAGGTCGGTAGCGAATCAGGCTGTTGTTGCTCATCGAAGGTGGTGTCAATTAAGAAGGTCACGGACTTAGCCTCGACCTCGTGTTTAATGGAAGCGAGGTTGGGGACAGTCTTATCCAGCAACATCTCAATGGCCTTCAAGCGAGTACCAGTCATCTTCACTTTGGACGTACCGAGGGCAAAGCCTTGAAGTGTGTTGACCAGTTCAGTCGTCTGAATCTTTTCACGCACAGCGTCCGCATGTTCCGCCCGAAGCTGTTCGCGACGAGCGCTAATCGCTTCCTTGGTGGATTTTTTGGTTGCCATATCGTTTATCGGCGGAGCCGATTTTTAGAATTTTTGGGTTGTTGGCGGCGAGGAACCCCTCACCCTGCCATCTCTTTCGCAACTGTGGGTTGCGCGAGTCAGACTTAACCAACACGAATGAACGCTCGAAGGCGGTTTGTTCAGCTCTGCTGTCTCCGCTTGCCGTCAGTCGGCGGCAGGTATGACATCAAGTGCTCATTCATCTTGGATAAAGGCCCGTCTCGTGGGCCAAACGAACAGGTCAGCCCGGAGACACCGTAGAAGCCCCTGTTTGCGGCGGTTATTACTCACTCACCGCTTGAGTGTTCATGCTCTGGGGACAGAGG